CCTAAACCATATGTGTGTTTTACTATGTCTCTTAATACGTCTATCATGTTTTGCCTATTCTTAAAAGTTTAAAATTAAATTGTATAAGATATTTAGATAAAAATCAAGTCTTAAATTATTTTTCTGCTGGTATCTCTACCACTTTATATAATACAGGATTATCTTTACCAGGCTTTTGAAATATGGCATAATTAGCACCGGGTGTGAACTGTTCCATTTCTATAACATCATACCCGGTTTCTTGGATAATTTTTGCCATGGCAGATTTAGTATTATAATTCCAATAACCACGTTTTGCTTCATTGAGATCTAGATCATATTCACAGTTAGCATAGTGTATGAACACATAACCTCCTGGTAATACAACTCTAAAAACATCTTGTAGATATTGTTTAATGTGTTCTTGAGTAAAGAAAGGGAACGTGTCCCAACTGAAAACAAAGTTTACTGCATGATTAGGTATTTCTGGACAGGCTGTTCTATCTGTGGTATAGAAACGAATATATTTGTGTTGGGCAGGATTGAATATTTTTTCAATTTTACTCTTGCAGTGTGGCAGTATATCCACGTAGAAATTCAATCTCCATGCTAGGAATAATCTGCTGAATCTGCCATAGCCTGGTCCTATCTCTAGACTGTTGTACAAAGCAGAACTAGCACCCATTTTAGCAAAATGTCCAATCTTGCTCTCTATCTTTTTAAACAATAGTTGATCATAGAGATGTTCTTTCCTCTCATGACGCCAATCCATGTCTTTAGCATACCAATCTTTAGTTTTGTCCAATCGGTTTATTTGATCTTGATTATTAATATCCACTGCAGTGGCAAGATCTTTCAATATTTTAAGATTATCATTGACTAATTTTTGAAAGTCGTGACCTTTCATCTGCTCCAACTTCTCTATCAGTAGTTTAATTTCTTCAATGCTCAACATATTAAGCTATCTCAAACAATTTATTAAATGTATTAGATGTTTCTGTGGATCTCACGTCCCATTCCAGCACACCTATTAAGTTCTCAATCTTGCCATCCAGCACACTCTCTTCCATGCCATCCGAATCAAATGGTAACTCTTTGAACCATTCAGGTAATCTCTGCTCATCCACCGGATATGCAATAGAAGTGTAACCCATTGGATTATTTTTTAATTTACACACAATTACTTTGGCTCCATCTAGGATGGGCATACTATATTTGTCACTATACATCTCTCTGCATCGATTCCAATTGATGCTGGCTCTTACATGTCCTGGCATGTTAGCTTTGCCTTTTTTCTTCTCTTCTTCGTGATATTGTGTAACGTTGTTGGCACGTTTGGGAGAACCTTTTTCCCAACCTGGTCTAGATTTAAATTCTGCTCGGAATTTTTTAATTTTATCTAGAACTTCTGTTTCAGTTTTGCCTGAAAGTACCAAATATAATATCTCGCTTAGGAAATCCTGTACAAATACAGGTGTATCCGAACGTTTTAGATCCAATCCCATGGCTTTTACTTTGCCTTCTTTGCCTGCGGTGTCCACACGCTCATTCTCTTTGTCAAAATATAGCAGTGCGTATCTTTTTTTAGTTATAAACAATCCTTTAGATGCCACTAATTCTCGACCTGCTCGTATCACATCTCCTCGTGTTTTAGGGCAATGAAATGCTCGAGTCATAAAAGCAGTGAATGTATCATTGACTTCTTCGGCTATCTTATCATAGAGAGCAATAATGTTTTCTTTAGCCCATGGTATCTGCCCACCATCTATTTCTTTTTTTAATGTAGCATACGCGGAAAAATACACAGAGTCTGTGTCACCGTATATCACACTCTCACCTAAGTGATCATATTTGCCGGCAATAATTTCATTGGTCTTAGCAGCCATGTGTTGTGTGATACATCTGCCTGTTAGCGTTACACTTTGTCCTATACGCATGTCAAAGAAACGACAACCTGGATTTAGAATTGCACCATACAGAGAGTTTAGATTAATTTTTTTAACTAATTGTCTCTTATCCCAAAATTCTCGTTCAATGGCATTGTCTCCACACTCGCTCATTCTTTTTTGCATGTCTTTTCTCTCAGCATACCATCTTTTTAACAATCCTGGTATAACACCCTCAAATTCATAAGTGAAGATGGTGCCATTGGCACTGATCATCCACTGTCTGTTGCTATCAAATACAAGATCATACAGTTGTGCTGCACTCATTCTCACACTGCTACCATCTTCCCACTCAATGATTAATTCTGTGCCTTTATCCTGTTTCATCACTGCTTGATATTCCCAACAACCAAATTGTCCTTCCCATGCTGTGGCAAATGATTTGCCTTGATGTTTGGCTCTGTTTATTTCTGCTGATGTGATCACTGGACGTATCTGTCCTATAATAGTTTCTGGTCCCATGTTTAGCGCTCGAATCACAGCTGGATACAGTGAATTTATGTCCACAGATCCTATCCAGTCATGTATGCCTTTTTTAGGATATGCCACATATGCTCCTGCTGCCGATTCTACAGGTGCATTCTCATCTCTTCTCACTCTGCCTGGCACGATCATGCCTCGACGATGTGCTTCATTGATAATGGCTTGTTCTGTAACTGCCACTGCTCCCATTGTGGTTTGCAGCAACACAGTGTTTTGATGTGCTATCTCATTGGCTAATTCAATAAATTTTAATTTCTTTTCTAATTTGGCTAACAGATTACAATCCTGCCTGTTGTATTCTATAAACATTCCAAAATCGTTGTTGTATAATTGATCTAATGATCCTTCATACACAGTTTTCTTCTCATCCAATTCCCATTCACCTATGGCATCTAAACGATAACTGTGACGTTCTTCATAGGTATATTTTCTATATAATTCTAATAAATCTAGATGTACTCTACCAATTAAATCATAACTGATTTGTTCTCTGCCATATTTTTCAAATGTTCTTTTCTTGGGTTTTTCTCCCCAAAAACATAATCTACGAGTGTCATCTGAACTTAATACTTTTTGTATTCTACCCACCACATAGGGCATATCATACCCTTCTGAATTCCATCCACTGATAACATCACCCTCATCCACTAGAGTTAAGAAAGCATCTAACATGTCTTTTTCTTTTTCAAACAACATCACGTTGCTGAATCTTTCCACTTGTAGTTTGGCATCTGCCATGCTCAATCCTTTGGGAGGTATGGCAAAAGTTACGAGCTGATCTGTCCAGTTGAGATAACAAGTGATTGCTGTGATGGGCATGAAAGGATCATCTGTGGTAGAATATCCACGTTGTGGATCAAAGTCCACTTCAATATCAAAGAACACCACATTAAGTTTAGGAGCATCTTTACCCAAGTAGTTCTCTTCAAGACAACGAAACACAGGATTAATATCCTGCTCATATAATTTTTTATTGCTTCTTATTTTTTGTTCTTTTATAAACTCTTTGAATGTGCTACAAGAAACTTTCTGTAGAGTTTCTCCATGTATGCTTCTATGTTTGCCTCGAGCATCTGGATAATAGAATAGATATCTTGCATCATAATCCACAAATTTTCTTTGACCACTGGCATCACGCTCTACAACAAATACTTTGTCGTCATCTCTTTTATAATATGCGTCTATGTAACTCATTTAAAGAATACTAGATAATTGCCGATGCAGTTCATTACAGTGAACCAGGCAGCCAATATAGTTATCCATAGATTTCTTCTACGGTATGCAGAATAGGCCATGGTTGACGATCCCACAAGATAGAATGGAAACACTAGATTCATATGCGGATGAGGACTAGTGAATGTTAGAATCAAAGAACCAAACACTGTGAATATTAACGAGATTAATTCGTAATAAAAAGCAATTCTATCTGTTCGATAACTGTTGATCCAAAATTGTCTTATGATACCATACACTAGATTTTGCCTGCTGCAGTCAATATACTGTCCAACATGTCCATATCATCGGCTACAGCTTTGTAATTGTCTCTGTGAGCGATCGCAATGGCTTTGTTGATCAGTGCTGGTTTAAGTTCTAATTCTTCTGATAGAGCTTTTACTGTGTCTTTGAGACCAGTCTTAAGATCATCTATCTCTCCCAATACCTGTGATCCTTCTTTGATCAATTGTATTAGTTTGGTTTTTTCTGCCTCGTTGAAATTTCTTCCTGACATTTTTTCTCCTTTATAATTGTTGTTATGTATTATATGACTTCGAGACGATTAAAGCAATTACTTTTTATTAATAATATTAGACCAATTGGATTCAAACCAATTTTTCAAATTACCTTGTATTGCTTCTGGTAAGATCAACTTGCCTGTTTGTGAAGAATAACTCACACCTTCTAGAACAGCCTTTATTGCTTCATTTTTGGTAATTTTTTTCTTCTCTGCTGATTTTAGCATCTCGTAGTAGTCCGGTCTCTCATTTAGGTGGTCTAATGCAATTTCCATAGCCACTTCAAACTGATCAGTATGTTCTCTTTCCACTCTTATACCAGCTCGCAATTGATCTAATATGTATTTTGTAGACTTGTTAAATTTTTTTGCAATTTCTTGAATAGTAGGTGTGGGTTTATCTAGCAGTTTATTTTCTCCCATCATATGCACAGGTTGTTTTACAAAATCTTTAGTGCGTGCTAATCCTCTAGATCCTGCACTAGTGGGTCTAGCTACTTGTATATCCACATCCACATGACCTTGATCTTTTAGACGCATCATGTCATCTAGGTATTGTTTATAAGAAAAGATTGGTATGTGACTCATATTATGTATTTATTGCCAAAGAACCATCTTGAAACGTTCTGCTTCTATACCAAAGAACTCAGTTTTCCAAGCACTTTGCTCAAAAAAACCCAGATGATGCCATTCAGATTTTCTTCGAATTATTTCTGCAGCGGCACTGTCCCACTCTACTGTTAATAAAAATTTCTCAATCTGTAATTTTTTATCAGCAATTTCTTGATAATCAAAACCATCATATTCCCAATGCAGTAGCTCAAAAACATTGCCATCTGTATCTACATAGTCTACACTGATATCCATGCCCCATTTAGGACGCATTTTTATTATTTTGTAAATTAAATTATTGTGTCGAGCCCATCCTTCCAGTTGTGCTAGAGCTGCTCCAGCATAACCTTTCCTTTCAAACAACAGAGCATGATTAATATGGGCACCAGTTACGGAATTTTTTTTATCAATGAACCAATCACGTTTTAGAGCATAATGATTAGGTCGATGCCAACAACCCTCTTGGCCATTAGCTTCTGCATACAATCGTTCTAATGCTGTTAAATCGTAACCATTCTGATCAAAAAGTTCTGTTTGTTCTATTGACGGAATAATTTCTTGTGATATAGGAATAGACCAGTATGGATCGGAATTTAATTTGTTTGAAGAAATAGTGAGCTGCATAGCTCAGTCTCTATTTGTTTTCTGATGTTTTGGGTTCGGTCAATTCGTCTGTGTATGCAACTGCTGCAGACTCGTCAACCATATCATCTAGTATGTCTATAAAGTCTTGTTTTGGATGCATAGAATGAATTACTACTGAATCATAAGCACCTTCTGCTGGTGTTACGTCCACTAATACACCTTGGGTTCTTTTTAAAATTAATTGTTTAATTGTTTCAGCATCTGCATCTGTCACTGGGTTTTCTGGAGAGAAGTCACCCGCTAATTTAATAACATGAGCATGTGCTTCGTCTTGTCCTTCATGTCCTGATGCTTCATCTGTTTTTATTTCTTCATTGGCTCTTTTAAGTGCATTGGCAACGCTGGGATGATTTGATAAACCTTTTGCAAGTTTTTCTATGGTATTCACTGCACCGGTATAATCACCGCCTTTGTAACGAGGATCATTCAATATACCAAATGCTTGTTTTATTTGTTTGTCTGAATATTTTTCTTTTTCATCACTGTATTCTTGCACTACTTCTTGTGATTTAACTTCTTCTTTTTCTTTTTCTGCAATAACTTCTTGTTCTAATTTTTCTGCGTCTGCAATAATTTCTTTAGTTTCTTCAGTTTTAACAAGAATATTTGATGATTCTTCGTTGTAGATTGCTTCATTATCTGAGATGTTGTTGTATAATTCAACCAACGCTGACTCATCACATGATTGGATATACTCTTGGATATCTTTTTGTAATACTTCTCTGAACGTTTTTGCATCATAGGTTTGCTCTTGTTTTTGTTCTGCTTTTAGTTCTGCCAGTTTGGCTTCCAATTCAGCAATCTTGTCTAGTCTATTACTTACTTTTTTTGCTTCTTTGATAATTTTTCCTGCAATAGATTTGTCTGATTCTTCTATGGCTCGTGTAATATCACTCTTCTCACCAGTGATTGATTCAATTAATTTTTCTGCTTTAGGTGAAATTTTTGTAGGTTCTTTGAATTCTTTAATACCAGCTAACTTTGCAATATCCGCTAATGATATCTGTCTATCATCTAGCACTCTTGGTTCTTGTCGAGCAGCCTCTAATAGAGCTTGTCTTTCCTGTTCTGGAGAAGCATTGCTTAACTCATTGAGTCTTTTTACTAAATTTGCGAAGTCATCGTCTTTAAATTTACGTGCCATATAAAGTATTTATTAAATCTTGTATTATAATAATATATTATTATTTGAGCTTATTTGCAAGTTTTTCAGCCAATTTAGACTCGTATTTCACACAGTTATCTACTCGTTTGCCACCTTTCATCTTGGTGCCCATTAATCTATAACCCTTCCAGCATGCTTTGCCATCCAACCCTTTTTTCTTTTCTTCGTTGTTTATGCTCTCTCCATCGCCGCCTACTAAATCGCCTGCTCGTGCTGGTCTTTTCATTGTGCCTGTTAAATGTGCTGCTGGTCCTAACTTGTGTTTATCGCTGCCTGCGAATGCGCTCTTGGGTAGCATGGATTCTTTGCTTTTATTGTAATCTTTGATAGGTGACATAATCTTACCCATAATTCTATCTTTGAAACTCTTGTTTTCTTTTTTATATTCCGCTGGCATGAATTTAGAATATCTGTCTTGCATATTTTTCACCGTGTTTAAATTCTGTCCTGAATTCAAACTTATCTTTGCTGTCTCTATGTCCTGCTTGATATTCTGTATCATCTGTTGATCACCTTTTTGATTAGCTGCGTCCATGGCCTTATTCATGGCCTGTATCACTGGTACACTGTTGTCCATGGCGTTATTAATAGAACCAATACCTGCTATACTGCCTACGATAATACCAGCAGCGGCAATTCTTTGTAACCAATCTTTCAATCCTTCATCTAATTCTATTTCTTTTAAATTATTGTAATTTTTTTTAAAGTAATCCTGTGCCACATTGTAATTGCCGGATGAGAACACCGTCTTGCCATTGTTGTCCAGCACATTCCATTTGCCATCTGCAGCTTGACTAACGTAGGGTTTTTGCGTGCTTTCAAAATGTTTGGAATAAGGATTAGTTTTAGCAAATTCTCTGCCGTATCTAAATTCTTGACCCTGTGCTAATTCTTTGGCTGAGAAACCTGGACGGATAACTCCAGCAGCATGTTGTTTAGCAAAATCTTCTCTTTTCTTAAAAAATGCTCGGATTTCATCTGGGGTCATCATGTCCAATTTGTTTTTAGTCTTTATCATAGATGATGGCAGTCTAGAACCTGCTTCGTCGGTCTTTCTATTCTCTTTAGCGTAATCTTTTTCAAACTGGTGTACTCTTTTCTTTAATATGTTCAGCATGCCAGGTTTGGTCTCTATGTCATCCACTGTAGTTTCTGTGGCTAGAATCTCATCGATATTCTTTTTTACTATTTCAGCATGTTTGCCGTGTAGGTCGCCTATTTCTTCTCTGTAGGGATTTAATCTCTGGTAGTCTTCGTAGTGATACACTGCGTCCAGCATGTCCACTGCTCGATTCATTTTGGTCTGCACCCAGCCTTCGATGTCATCACCTGGTTGTACCATAGCAGTGATTGCCAGTGCTGATTTGGCAATGGAATACAGTTGTGATTTAGACATGTGTCCTTCACCTGCATCTTCTTTGTAGAGTTTTTCAGTGGATAGATATTCTGCCACACCGTTGATATAACCTGATGCTAGATCAATTTTTTTGGCCACCCAAGATTCCATCTCTTGGTCATTGCTTAATAAATTATGAATTTTTATTGCGTATTTGCCTGCTCTGATAGCCTGTGTAAGGAACATGCTGGCTTCGTATGTGTCTGGTTGTACTGGCACGTTTAGTTCATTAATACGCATGCCATTATTTATGCTGTTTCGCAACGTTCACAATTGCAATTACGACAAACTTCTATGGTCCACTCACGCACTGTTTTATCATTAATAGTTTCTCGTTCTTTTCTTTTGAGAGTCTTTTTACAGTGATTAGAGCCACCACAGTTGCGACAATAGGGTTTTTCTTTTTTAGACATAATTTTATCCTTTTCCAGTACGTCCGCTTTTGTGTCTTGCTATGATTCTTTCTTGAGGATTATGAATTTTTTTATTGGACATCTCTTTAATATTATTAAAATTGTATTTTTTCTTTTTCATTATCGTTTTACCAATGGACCACCAAATAGACTGGTTCCTGTTAATTCATGAGCTCCCAGAGCAGTGCCATCGGCTTTCTTTGGTGTGTATGCTTGGGGTACTCGTGGTGCTCGTTTTCCTGATTGTCCTGGTGTACCTGTGTAACTCTTCTTAAATCTGTCTGATCCTATAGCAACTTGTGGAGATATCACAGTGGCTATATTACCTGCCGAAGTGGATCCTGCTGTAGCTTGTTCTTTAATCAGTATTTCGTTGATTCGCATGTTGTTCGTATTTATTATAGATGTGTTCAGCAAAATAATGATAAGTTCTATATAGATAAGATTTTTTAATTTCCGATAATTGAAATATTAATATTCCATATTTTTTTATTATGTTGCAATATAGACTGCCACTACCCCCGATATTACAGTTTTTTATAGTTGTTATATCTCCATTAATTTCCTCGTTATCACTGTATATCCATTTTATATTATTATGGAGAACATGATAATCTGTTCCAAAAAAATCATTAATACGCTTTTTCCAATACCATGGGTATCTATATGTAAACATTCTATCAAACATTCTTTTATAGAACCATGAATGTATATTTTTGTCTGCGGGCAAAAGTGCTATAATCCTAAATTGCAACAGTGTGGATCTACTCATGAATCCATTGGTATAATTATTGTCATTGTTGTCAATGTCTATACGTATATTGTTTTGTTTTAATTGATCATCAATTTCAAGTTCATAAAAACGTAGAGGAGGTAATGATTTTTTTATATATTCTTTATAAGTGTTGATAGATACTGGTTGTAACGGATGTGTTGTCTTCTTGTGAGGGTTAGGGAGATCTTTATTTTCTGGTTGATGTTGTATGTTGAACTCGTCTATTAATTGATCACCTACAAATATCCTAGCTCGAGGTTCTTTCCTATAAACATTACAGAAAAAACCCACCGCCAACAAATATTTCATGCTGGTATTTACTTTTATTTTTTCTTGCCTTGGCGCATATTGATTTGCCAGTGTGCCAGTTGTTTCTTGCGTGCGGACGCTGTCTTAGAACTGCGTATTTTTTTTAGTTGTGCTATAGTAGCACCTTTTGGTATACCTGCTCGTTTTGAATCTCCAGGCTTGCCTGTACCTCTGCCATCGGCAAAGTTTTCATCTACAGAGTTTATTAAATGTAATTTTTTTAAATTTCTTTCAGTCTCTCCAGGTTGAACATCTTGTGTGGTATTCTGTTTTGTGATTATGCCCACACCAGCAGCATCTTCTCTTTGTATTACTTCTCGAATCTTCATTTTTTAAGAGTGCTTCTCAACATCCAAGCATGTTTGCTGTGGGCGTCAATTCTTTCAGCAACAAAATTGCCAAAGCCGTGTAGATGATTTGCTTCTAGAATATCAAAAGCAGCACCGAGACTTTTTAACACTTTTTCATTGCTGTCTATTAAATTTTGAATCATTTTTTCAGCAGGTGGTATTTCATCTGATTGTTGTATAGTGGCTAATTCTTTTAATCTATCAAACACTCCTGGAGCATAGGTGCTCATGGATCTTAATTCTTCTGCAAACTGATCAATAGAACCAAATACTTCTTCATATATCTTGCCCAGTAACTCGTGATCCTGTGAGAAGTTTCTGCCTTCCACATTCCAATGATAATAGTGTGCTTGAAGATAGAATAAAAAAGTATCTGCGAAAGCCTGTTTTGTAATTTTACCAATTTCTGGAGTCATAGTCTATTACTTATCGGTTTGCTGATGCTGTGCAAATTGTGATGGGTTTCCACCTTTGATCAGTGCGGCATAAACAGTCATCTGTCGGCAGAATCTTTCGATCTCCTGTGCTAACTCTGCATCTTTTATGATGTTTTCTTTACCTTGTGTCTTGGCTTCTACTGTGGCTCTAGGTGGTATAGTAAATCCTAATTGTGTAGCAAAATTTAAAAAATTACCATGTATGTGTTGAAATCCATCTCCACCACCTGACACTACCGAACCAAACACCTTGTTATAGTTAGGATAGAATTTATTATCTCTACTCCAGCTGTCGATGTAATCAAATCTTTCGATAACAGAACTAATGTATCCGCTATGTAGTCCCCACCAAATAGGAGTGGCAAATATCATGCCATTATAGTTTTTAAGAAAATCTAGTATGATTGGTTTTAACTCATCATTATAATCGTTGGTACCACACTCGTAATTAATTTCGTTCATGGTCACTATGCGAGTTTCTGACCCTTGTTTTTTGAATTCAGCTGCCACTAATTCACATACTGCATAGGTATTGCTGAGCTCGGATTTCTTAAGACTGCCATTAAATATCATGAATCGCATATGTGTATTTAACTATTTTTTACGAGGCATTGGGTTCTCTCCTGTTAGATATGGTCTTGCAAACCATAACTTAAACCATTCCTGTGTGCCTGGTTGTATATTGTGTTTTCTTTGATATTGAGCTTTTTCTGTAGCAGAATAACTCACATTTTCTCCCACACTAGGAGTGTGTTCTGCTGCATTACTGATACCTGCTAATCTACGTAGATGTTCCAGGTCCATATGTATTAAGAGGAAAATACTTCCAATGCGTGATTATAATGTTTAGTACGATCTTCCAACCCAATAGTACCACCGTTGATACGTTTGGTCATGGTTAGAATATCTCCTGCATCAGCATACTGATTTAGATTGTTGGTCTTCCAAAACCAGCAGGCAGATTTTACTGCACCTTCAAAAGTTTCTAATAGAGAAGGCACTTCTTCCACAGCCATACCAATACTTTCAGCAAATTTAGTGTAGTTATTTTTACCTGTAAGTTGTATCAATCCTCTGCCGCAATATCTGAATCCATCACCAGATGACTCGTCACCATTGCCCATTCTACCACCATACACTCGGTTGGCAATCTGTTCCTGTTTGTGTGCGTATTCTTGTGCTAACTTATCTGTGGAAAAATATTTTGGGAATACTTTTCTTAGACTCTCCCATTTGTAGTTTAAATTTTCTTTTAATCTCTTGAATCCGCCACTCTCGTGTGTGCATTGTGCTATGAAAGCAGCAACTCTCTGCGGAGAGTCTATTTCATATTCAGGTAGTACAGAGGATAGAGCATCATACCAACCATCCAGATCAGGATTATTACCAATTATAGATTGCAACTGTTCTTTAGTGAAAGTAAATGACATATATTATTCCTTGTTTTCTTTATTTTGTTCTTGGGCTTGTGTTTTGATTTCAGCTGCAGTATATTGCAATTTGCCACTATAGCTTAGACTAGATGCTCCTTTGGCAATGCCTGGTTCTAATTTTTCAATTTTGCCACCTTTGGCCAAAAACTCTTGCATCATACGATCTTTTTCATCCTGAGCTGTCTTAATTTCATTGTTTGATCTATAATCTCGTCGAATATCAATTACCATTTAAAAATACTCCTTAAGTTCTGGCAATATTTCAAATATACTATTCTTTCTAAAACTATCACGCATTATAATTTCTTTCTTAAAGTTTTGCCATTGTTGATTATACTCATTATGTTCTTTCTTTAAATTACTTATCAAATTTTCTATTGCAATATTTGTATCACGATTAACAAAAGGTTCTTTAAATTTTTGTAAATCGATCATACTTTTTTCTAATAACTCTTTAGGTAAATTTATATAACGATAATATATTGGATTTTTTAAAATGTAAAGATAATTTAGGTATTGATTTGAATATATCCAATCTAAAAGTTTAGGTAATACCAAAAGATTTAAATTGGATAAAACAGTATTAATTATAAATTTTATATTTTTTTCTTTAAAAAAATCTAATGTTTTGCAGATATCTTCCCATTTACTTGGGTATCTTATGTAATGATTATCATTTCCATACGCATCTACACTAATATTTACTTTAGTATTTTTAAATTTTTTAAAAATATTAACCCATATATCATCAGGAAAAATAGTTCCATTTGTTTGTATTTTTAATGTAATATTCTTTGTTTTTTCTTTTGGTAGATTAGACAACACTTCTTTTATTTCTGGTATCAGCATAGTTTCACCTCCTCTTATGTCTAAAAATCTTAAATCAGGAGTTATTACGTCTAAAATAGCTTTTGTTTTATTCTCTATTATTTTTGCATAATCAATATTGAATTCTTCTGCTATTCCTAGTAATTTATTTTCTGTATGAAATTTTGAACTATCTCTCTCATTACAAGTAAGACATTTTAAATTACATAAATTACTAATATGTATTTCTGCATATAAAGGATTTTTTAATTTGTTTAATTTTAATTTTTTTAAATCTTCTTCATATTTTTTATTATTACGTAGATTATAATATTTGTTATAGTGTTCTCTATGGCTAACTTGATTGTTTAATTCCATAAAATAACATGTATGACAATCTTTTATTTTTTCTCCTCTTAATAAAGATTTTTGCATATTTTTAATTTCTTTAGAATTAAAAAATTCTGTTGCAGTTGTATTAGATATATTTTTTTCTTTTTTTGAAATATTGCAACAGACATTATGATTTCCTTGTATTCTTGTCGTTACATTAACAAAAGGTTGTATGCAGAAAGTTTTATTTTCCATATTGTTCCAGGGCAACTGAAACTTTACTTAGTGAGTCTTTATTAGCTTGATATAAAATTCCGTATCCACCTTTAGATTCCCAATTTTGTATGTTGATAGGACGATCATCTATTAATATATTAGATACACCATCGATTTTGGCATATTTTTCTTTTCTTCCTGACACTATGGTTTCGTTGGGTTTCTCAATGTTTTGATTGATCCAAACTTTCTTATATTTGGCAGAATTATCATGATCTCCTCTTAGTGGTGATGTTAGTATAGAGAATCGACCACCTGTAAATTTTTTAATCATGCTAATTAACGTATCTGTTGTAGTAAATTTAGGTAGTGTTTCAAAAAAGTTTGTGCCTGTAATTCTATCGATCACATCCTGTCGTAGATCTTTGGTTTTATCAGATGCTAATTGTTTCCAGTGGCTCACTCCATAGAGCTTTTCCACTCCTCCAAAGAAGTCAGCCAACACTCCATCCATGTCTAGGTAAATTGTTGGTTTACCATTTGTCTGTTCAGGCATTGCTTCATTATACAACTTTTCCGTGTTCATTGCAACCTGCTCTTTAACACCCATGGACTTTCTTAATTCTGCATATAATTCAGTGCCGAATTTGGGATTTACCATCTGCATGAAACTCTGTTGATCTCCTGCTGCCGCGACTGCTCTAGCACCGCTGGCACTGATACCACTGATACCTTCCACATCTGGATCTCTCACACCAGAGCTAACAACATCTACACTGTCAAATTCAAAAGGTATATTGCCTTTCTTATCAGGCTTCCGATTATATTGATTTAGGAATGTTCGAAATTCATTCACTCGATCTGATCCTGCAACCATGGTAATATTTCTATAACCGCGATTCATTAATTCTTCTAATAATTGCACAATAGTTTTTACAGTGTCGTCTCTATTGAAATTTACACCTGTGTAGGTTTTTTGAAGATAATTTAATTTGTATTGGAATGACAGTGGATCTGTTTTGGGTTTTTGTGTTGAGCTAATGAATATGGTATGGTCCGCACCTTTTGCCTTGGCAGTGTTGATCACTGTCTGAAACACAGCTTCATGTCCTAGTGTTGGTGGATTGTATCTTCCAAAAGCAAAAACGACAGAATCGTTCTTAGCTTCAAATAGTTCCTTTAGCCACATCGTACTCACCTGCTTTCATGTTTTCAAATTCTCGGTCAGCGAGCACTTGTGCTACTTTGGCTCTGCTGTCCTGTGTGAACATGTCTTTGACATCTTCTCCTGGTTTGCCAAACTCCTTGACATATTCTCTGGCAGCATCATTGATTAATAAATTCCATTGTTTGACAGCATTCTCATGATTGTATCTGTTGGCTTTTAGATCTCTGTTAAGATCATGCACCAATGGCATGAATCCTTTTCTGTAGAGATCTTCATTATTATTGATGTAGAGATCCAACTCATTCACTGCGTCCATGGATTCTTGTATAAACTGATATGCTCTTACCATGCTCTACAACTCCAATATCTCGCTTTGGTCTTTGGTCCTGGGTTGGCACAATTATGTCTCGCTCGAAATGATTTTCTTCTGCTGGGAATATATTTTTTAATTCTCATGGTCTTCTGTCCTAGTTTTTTAGCAGAAGTTCCGCCGTGCCCAAAACTAACCTTTTTAACATTGCCTGTTTTGGGATCTTTAACATAAACTTTAAACTTTTTAACATCACCTCTCATGGGCTTATTCAGAGGCACTTTTCTACCTTGGTATTCTGCTTCCCATAATTCATTCTCTGGAAATCCCAAATAGCCAAAGATTTCATGAAAATCTTGATGGTCTTCCACTATAATCTCTGTAGCTTCTGGTAGTGGATAATATTCTGGTGCAGCCGCTATGCTGTCTAATCTGGTTAATAATACTCGTATATCTTCGTAAGAGTTCATATCCTGTATTTAGTTAATACAGGTTCTCTAAAAGCCACATGTAAAATGGTGATGTAAAACCTAATTCCCAACGTCCATTGTGTCCTATAGTTGTAACATTTTTAAACGACTCTGGCAATGCATTACCTGCTTGTTTTTGTTGAGAAGCCCATGGTTCTGAATATGATGGAGTGTATACGCCCTCGTAAACTAGAGCACCAATATCAATCTCATCTATTTCTATAGATTTTATATGTAGTAATTGATCTTTTGTAATTTTGCCATCTTCTATCACAGTCTGTCCACGATCTTTGCCTAATCTCTCTATGATTAAAGAATATTTTTCTCCTTCGGTTAACTCGTGTTCAAACTCAATAATAGTGGGTTCTTTTTCTGTGCCTGTGATTTCTTGATTATAATGACTGTGATTGTTAATCAATATATTTGCGATAGGTTTTTTATCCCAGTATTCTGCCCATAATTCTAATTTAAACTTTAATTTTTCAGTCGACATATTTAAATTCTAATCCTGCTTTGGTTCCTACGTATGGTCTATTTAAATCGGTACGGTGTAGCTCTATAGTCATTGTGGTTCCTTCAACAGCCACTTTCATATATCGATCCGTACGACTCAGCACATCGGCTCGTTTGACTTTGCCATTGTCTATACAGATGATCTCTATTTGTTCCATCCTATTGCCTCTGAGTTTTTACCTGACAGCATGTCTTCATACACCTGTGATTTTTTAGCATATTCTTTCTTAAAGTTTTCTTCATCTTCTCTCATTTTAACACAGAACTCTTTCATGTTCAGCCATGGTCCAAACCCACATGATCCCCAAAAACGTTTCTCAACAGTTATACCAAATCCTACGCCATTCTTGCCTGATTCCCCTGCTAGATTATTTCTAAATTCTGTATTGAATCGAACATTCCAATCTAGATCTGTTTCACCATTTTCTGTGTAGTAGAATCCCAAGTTTCTCTCAGGAGTTCGAGTTTTTAAATTGGCTTTAACATTGTCATACACTACATCTCCATCTAATGTGGTAGCATACGGTACTGATATATTAGCCGAACCTCGGCTGATGTAATTAGGCATGCCAATTGTTATACCCCACTTTTGGTTTTCATTAATCAAACGCTCAAAACCTAATTTTACACTCTGTGATTGCAGATTATCAACACTCTTGATCAAACTGTTTTCTGTGGTATTAACACTGGTATAACCTCGACCTAGATCAATACTCCATTTATCTTTAGCCTCTATATAATCAAAACCAATCTGGGAGAAGTATGTTTTATTGTTTTTACCCACAGCTAGAGCGCCACTGCTGTCATTGCCCAACCAAGAATTTCTTTCTCCCACAGTGCCCAGTGTGGTTCTCAGTTTAATATTTTTATCAATACTCCATCCTTTGGTCACATGTGATGTGTAATCACCTTTGGTATCTTTAGTGTTAGCAAAACCAAATTTTAAATCGTCTGTTATAGTCCATTCTCCGCCTTGATCAAATACTCCTAATGATTGTTGGAATGGCAGATAGCTGGTTCCTGCCTGTTGCACACCAACTTCGCTGACTTTTCTTTTGTCTTTGACTCTAATTCCTTGTGCTAGATTAACATAAAAATCTCGAGCAAATTCATCCACAATCATTACCTGTGACAGTGATCCTGTATTCTTTATTGCACTTAGAGCCGATCCTGTGCCTCCTGTATTACTAATACTCGCTGTGCTGACAGAACTTGTGGTTCTACCTGCAGTAGGTATGCCCACTGCTCCCACAGGTTGAGTGGCCTTATCTAAATCCATTAATCCTGCTCCATGCGTATTCACATCATAACCTGGTAGATTTTTGTCTGCAGTGGCAGTTACTAATTTAACTAAATTTTCACCTTTCATGTAAGGCCACATCTGACTTAATATTGCAACACCACCTGCCACTTGAGGTGCCGCCATTGA